ATGGCGTCATCCAGGACAGAACCATCGCAAGACCCAGCGTTTGCCGATCTGGAGGCGGCGCGCGCGGCGATCGAGGGCTGTACGCGCTGCCCGCTTTACGCAAATGCGACCCAGGCCGTGTTTGGCGAGGGGCCGCCCGATGCCGACGTGATGCTGGTGGGCGAGCAGCCCGGCGATCGAGAAGACCGGGACGGGCGGCCGTTCGTCGGCCCGGCAGGGCGGTTGCTTGACGATGTGCTGGTGGAGGCGGGTCTTGAGCGCGCCGCGGTTTTCCTCACCAACGCCGTCAAGCATTTCAAATTTCTGCCGCGCGGAAAGCGCCGGCTGCACCAAAAACCCAATGCGGCGGAAATTTCTGCATGCGCTGTCTGGCTTCATGCCGAACGCGCGCTGGTGCGTCCGGGCGTGATCGTGGCGCTGGGGGCGACTGCCGCCCGCAGCCTGATAGGACGGGTCGAGACCATCGCGAAATTGCGGGGCGCGCCCCAACGCATGGCGGATGGAACGATGCTTTTTATCACCGTGCACCCCTCCTATATTCTGCGCATTCCAGACCGTGCGCGTGCCGCCACCGAACGCACCGCCTTCACCCGCGATCTGGTGGCCGTGCGCACCTTCATCGAAAGAGCCTCAAACAGCGACCGAAGCGCTTGACACCACAGATGCCGGACCCTAAGAAGCGCCGTGCTGACCGCCCAAGCGGCAGCCCGGCCACCACGGCCATGCCTCAAACGGGGCGGAGTAGCTCAGCTGGTTAGAGCAGCGGAATCATAATCCGCGTGTCGGGGGTTCAAGTCCCTCCTCCGCTACCATCGCTCCCCCCCAATCGCCGGCGGGGTGGCCCAGAATGGCAGTCAGTCTGCCAATCACCTCAGCTTCAACCCTACCGTTTTCGCCGTCATGGACGACCACGTGGTCGATCAGGTCGCGGAAGGCGGCGATGGCGTCTGTGTCGAACTCCTGGTCGGGGCGGGAGAATCGCGTTGCCAGCGTTTCGATCGAGGCGCGGTAGCGCTCGACGGCTTGCGGGTGCAGCTCGATGACGGGCGCTTGCGGGGCTTCGGCGAGTTTGGCCGTGAGGTCGTCGCGCTGGATGACCAGTTCGCCCAGGCGCTCCTTGATCGTGTCGAGCGGCAGCGAGGCATCGCCGATGGCGGTGACGTAGCGCTCGATCTGACCTTTGACGCTGGCCAGGCGGCGCTCCAATGTCCCTCGCTGCTTTACGGCCTGCCGGGCGTCGCGCATGCGTTCCTCGCGATAGGTCCGGACGTATTCGAGGATCAGCGCCGGGTTGTCGAGCTGGGTTTTCAGCCCCTCGATGATGGCGCGTTCGATTCTTTCGAGATGATAGCGGTTGGTGTTGGTGCAGTTGCCGCTTTCGCGCGTCCGCGAGCATTTGATGCGGGTCACCGCGCCGCGCCGGTCATGCACCGACATGCCGCCGCCGCAATGGCTACAGCGCAACAGGCCCGATAGCAGCCGCTTGGGCCGGCGCACATATTCGCCCGCCTTGCTGGCGGCGGCGCGCCTGCCCAGTCGGGTCTGCACCGCCTCGAACAGTTTTGGGCTGATCAGGGCAAGGTGAGGCACATCGGCGGTTCTATATTGGGATGGGTCGTTGAGGCGGCTGACCCGCTTGCCGGTGTCCGGATCGCGCACCATGCGCACCCGGTTCCAGATGAGCCGACCGGCATAGAGCTGGTTGCGCAGGATGCCGCTGCCGCGCGCGGCGCTGCCCAGAATGGTCGAAGCGTTCCACGATGCGCCCCGGGGCGGCAGGATCCCGTCGCGGTTAAGCCCGCCGGCGATATCGCGCGCGCTGGATCCGTCGGCATATTCGGTGAAAATCCGCTCGACGGTCTGCGCCTCGTCGTCCACGATTTCGAGGACGCCGGGCTGGGCGGCCATCGGTCGGTACCCATAGGCGCGCCCGCCGGCGTGGCGGCCGTCGCTGATCACGCCGGTCATGCCGCGCCGGATCTTGTGCTTGAGGTCGGTGAGAAACAGGGTGGAGACGAGGCCGCGAATGCCGATCTGGATGGCGTCGGCGGTGCCGTCATGCACGGCGATGATTTCCACCCCGGCAAAGGACAGGCGTTTATAGATGCCGGCGAGATCTTCCTGGTCGCGCGAGAGGCGATCGAGGGCTTCTACAATGAGCGTTTGGTAATGCCCTTCGCGGGCCGCTTCCATGAGGCTGAGCAGGCCGTCTCGTCCAAAGAGGCTGGCTCCGGAGCGGGCCTTGTCGCTGTATTGTTCGACGACATGGAGCCGGTTTTTGGCGGCATATTCGCGGCAGAGCGCGATCTGGTCGTCGATCGACCGGTCTTTCTGGAGATCGGTTGAGAATCGGGCATAGATGGCTGCCCGCCGGATGTCGTGCATGTCACGCCCCCCTCGCTTTCAGTCAGTCCAGCCAGCGCAGTATCGCGCCGGGCGTCGGCAATTGCCAGCGCTCTTACAAAGGCAACCAGCAAGGGGTCGGGCGCAGCTGAGGGCATGGTCACGACGCTCCCTGCTTTGCCTGATAATCGGCGATCAGCGTGGCGATTGCGCCCAGCCGCCGGCGCACATCATCATTGGCCTTGAGCGTTTCGCGCTGCAGCAATCCGCCATTGCCGCCGACATAGCGCCCGGCGACAACCGCCCCGCATTCGTCAAAGAAAACGGCGGCAACCAAGGCTTCGGTTTCGCGGACGAAGGCTTTGATCTCATTGAGTGGTAGCGCGATGGTCTCAGCCATGGCGCTTCTCCAGCTTGCGGTTGGCGTTGCGGATCCAACTGGCGAAGGCGGCGGGGATGGAGGCGGTGGCGGTGCCGGTAACGCCCAGCAGCGTGATGCAGTGGGCACCGGCGGAAAAGCGTTCGCGCCCGCCCTCGCGAGTGAGAAAGGCCCGCACCGCGTCGGCGTCGTGCTCTGTGGCGGCCAGCGCCTCGGCGGCGCACAGCGTCACCGTGAGGCGGGTGCGCGTCGTCGCTCTCATTTGTGCCTCCAAAAGCGCACGGGCAGGCCGTCGAGGGTAGTGGGTAGCAGCTGGCGGACCAGGGCGGGTGGCAGGGTACGCAGCGCCGCCTGCATCTGGGCCTTTGTGCCCATCCAAGCCCAGGTCGAGCCGTCAACGAGGGTGGCCTGCGAGAGGTCCTGATGCAGGTATTGGCCATCCACGGTGCGCAAGCGGTGGGTGGGCACGCCTGCGGCGGGGGCGGGCAGGGCGACGGAGCGGTGCGCGCTGGTGTTGAGCAGGGTCATGGCGCGACCTCATCGGCAAAGGCTTGGCTGAGGCGTAGGGTAGCTTCAATCGGGGTGCAGGCGTTGCCGTAGCGCAGGCCCTGCCAGATCTGGCACAGGTCGCTGGCGGGGATCGAGACGAGGATGTTGCGCGCTGCGCCCTCGATGTCCTCGCGGGCCAGCTGGTCGGTAGCGTCGGCGTGGGCCTGGCGCACGAAAGCCTTGCGGGCCAGGGTTTCGGCCTCGGCCCCGTGGCGGGTGATATCGTCCTGGGAAAAGCCCTCATCGAGCAGGTCGGCGAGGGTGCAGCCGCGCGATGCGCGGTCGACCATGACATCGGCGATGCGCCGGGCGATGGATTTGGGCTGAGAATGCCGCATGTCTGCCTCCAGTGGTGAAACTGGGGAGAATGCTGTCACCGAAACGGTGACAATGCAAGTGCAAAGTCACCTAATTGGTGACAGTAAATTCTCGAATCTGGTGATAGTCCTGCTGCATGATTGGCGTAGCCGATGTTTTCCCCATGCCCGCTGGGGTGCCTTGACCCATTCTGCTTCTCGTGTCTGAATGCGAACGAAGGCGGAACAAAGGGGCTTTGCTTTGGGGGAGTTGGGCGATGAGTTTATTGATTTGCTTCGCCAGTTGGATCGTCGGCAGGTTGATCAACTTTTGCGCTTTGCACGGCAGTTGCTAATACACGGGCCTGATCGACGAGAGCCTTCTGATGTTCAGCAGAGCCCAGCGATACGAAGATCTTGATGAGTTCTGATAGCTGTTCATCGTTCCCCTCTAAGAGTAGAAGGGCCGCAGGCGTCGTATCCAAAAGCGGTGCGAGCTTGAGCGCGTCGTCGGGATTAAGACGTCGCTCCTGCTTTGCCCAGCGGTCAATGTTTTGCTTGGCTATGCCAGCCCGCCGACCCAGTTCCGTAGGGCCGATGTTCTTTTGTGACATTGCGAATGCCAAGCCGTTTGGGAACTTGCCTTTTTCGGTCATGAGTGGAATCCTGTCACCAACCCGGAGACATGGCGAGTATCCAATTCGGTGACGTAGCTCTTGTGTCGTCACCGAATTGGTGACAATAGTGAGTCATGTTGCTCGCAGACTACCTTAGAAAAAGAAATTTAGCGGCGGCCTCGTTCGCCCAAGCCATTGGTGTGAGTCGTCAGACAGTATTTCGGTACATCTCTGGCGAACGCATGCCTCGGCGAGCAATTCTGAACCGCATTGAGGAAGAGACACAGGGTGCTGTTACGGCGTCCGATTTCTTGAGTTCGACCTCTCACGCCGAGTTGGCTCCGTGAGTCCGCTTTCTCATTCCCATACCCGTCCAGGTTTCCCCTCCCTCCTGGCCGGGTTGATTGGCTGGTGGGGGCGGTGCGCGCCCCCCGCACGCTGCCTCCGCCAGCCTTTCCATCAGCACACCCCGATTCACCACGACAGCCGCCGCCGCGTCATGTGTCCGGCGGGCGGGAAATCAACGCAAGGACATCGATATGAGTGCGGATCTATCGCTTCACGAGTTGGCGCTGCTCGCCTGCATCGCGTCGGCGCTGTTGGTGGCGGTGGGCACGGTGTGCTTGCTGTTCACCCTGAGGGTTCTGGTCGGACGCTTGGGCTCCGTGGAACATCGGCTGGGCGATATTGCCTACCATGTCAGGTCAATTTCCAGCATTACCGGGGAGGTGAACGGCGTCAGCGTCGCGCTGTGTCTCGCGTTTACACCGGAGGAAATAGCGGAGGTCCGGCGGGGCGAGGGGACGCTGACCGATTTCGATTGAAGGGTGAGGCGGGGCTTCGGCGCGCTTTATTGGGACGAGCTGCCCGCGCGCCCTATCGGGAGCGGCCGGCATGAAGTTTCCGCTCTGGCTCAAGGTCAAAGCCGCCACGGCCCGCGCCATTGCCGATGCCGGGGGCAACAAGGTGTGTGCCGCCGCTGTCACCCGCATCGAGCGGGTCGCCACCTTTTCCGATTATGCCAATGAGGCCGAAATCAAGCGGGTCATCCCGCTCGATACCGCCATCGAGCTCGATGCCTTCAACAGCCGCGCCGGCAAGCCGCCGCAGTTGATTGCCCTGGCGGCGGCGGAGCTGGGCCATGTGCTGATCCGCTTGCCGCAGGCCAGTGGAATGAACTGCATCATCGAAGGCTCGGGCGAATTGGCAACGCGGCTGGGGCAGGTGATGGCCGAGGTGGGCGCGGCGCTGGCCGATGGCGAGATCGATGCGCGCGAGGCGCGGGCGATCCTGAGCAAGATCGATCGGCTGATCGTGGCCGCCCACAGCTTTGCCCAGGCCGTCGAGCGAGAAGCGCAGGAGGATGAGCCATGACCACAGCGTCCTGGGCGCAATTGCAGCGCCGCCGGGCCGGACGGCTGAACAAGGCCCCCGATGTGTCCCCGCTCGATCGTCCGGTCAGCGGGGCTTTGGTGTTGCGCCCCAATGAGGACCATTGGCTGCGGCTGGAGGTCAACGGCGTGGGCCTGATGATCCATCAGGGGCAGATGGCGCGGCTCGAAGCGCTGTTTGCCGCCGCGCGCGGCGAAATCAACGCCGACGGGTTCCGCGGCAGCGATCGGTTGCACATGCACACCATCAAGCTGGGGGGATTTTGATGCCACAGGCGGTCATGGATGGGCGCGCCAGCTGGGCAGAGGCGATTGGCGGCTCCTGGCGCAAATCGGTCGAGGCGATCTTTGAGACCGGGCGGCTGATCGCCGAGGCCAAGGCGGCGCTGCCGCATGGCGAATTCGGCCAGATGATCGAGAGCGAATTGCCGTTTGGCCCCTCAACGGCACGGCGGCTGATGATGATCGCCGCCGATCCCAAACTGGCAAACCCGGCACATGTGCACGTTTTGCCGCCCAGCTGGGGTACGCTGTACGAGCTGACCAAGCTCGACGAACAGACCTTTGAGCGCCGCTTGTCCGAGGGCACGATCCGGCCCGACATGCAACGGCGCGATGTGGCAGTAGGCGGGGCGCGGGCCATCATGGCCAGCCGCGAGCAGGGGGCCCAGAGCCTCGATTTCTTCCCCACCCCGCCCTGGGCCACGCGCGCGCTGGTCGAAGTGGTGCTGCCGCATCTGGGCGCGTCGCTCAATGGGGCCATTGTGCACGATCCGGCCTGCGGCGAAGGGCATATGACCGGGGTGCTGCTCGAATATGAAAAGCTCAGCAGGGTCATCGGCACCGATATCAAGGATTATGGGCGGGAGGGCCGCGTCGCCCCAGCGTTCCAGGGCGTTGCTGATTTCCTCGCCCCCGGCGCGGCGGTCGCTGCCGATTGGATCATCACCAACCCGCCCTTTGGCGATCAGGCACTGGCGTTTGTACTGCGGGCGCTGGAGATCGCCGGCACCGGGGTGGCGATGTTCGTGCAACAGCGCTGGCTCGAAGGGATCGAGCGCTATGAGCTGCTGTTCCGCGATCGTCCACCGACGCTTTATGCCCAGTTTTGCGAGCGGGTGAATCTTTGCGCGGGCAAGTGGGAGCCCTTTGGCTCGACGGCGACCGCCTATTGCTGGCTGGTCTGGCGCAAGGGGCAGGCACCACAGCCCCCGTTCTGGATTCCGCCGGGCCAGCGCGAGCGGTTTCTCTATAAGGGCGATGTCGAGCGCTTTACCGCCCATCCGGTGTTTCCACCCGCCATTGCCGCTGATCCGAAGGCCGCGCACTACGCGCAGGCGCTCGATGGTTTGGCCGAGCGCAAGGGGCGGCTGGTGATGGCAGAGGCGGCAACCGCCTTGCGGCTGGGGCGCGAGGCAGGCATTTCGCCCTACGTCATCGCGCAGGATCTCGGGCATCCCGTCGGCACCATCAAGACCTGGCTCAACCGGCTCGGGCTCACCGATATCAACCGCATGCACGCGGTCAATGCCCAGCGGGCAGCGGAATGGCGCGGCGCTGAAGGCCAGCCCTCACCCTCACAGCAAGGAGCGCGCAATGCGAGCGATTGACGTTTCCAAACAGACGGCCCCGGCGGCAGTAGCGGTCGGCACCGCGCCGATCCTGCAATGGCTCGATATCGAGCTGCTGGTGGTCGATGACAGCTATCAGCGCGAACTGGGCCGGGCCAACTGGTCGGCTATCCGGCGCATTGCGGAAAACTTCCGCTGGGCGCATTTCTCGCCGGTGTTCGTCGCGCCCATCGAGGGCGGCAAATACGCCATCATCGACGGTCAGCACCGCACCCACGCCGCTGCGCTGTGCGGGATAGCGGCGGTGCCCTGCGCCATCGTGCCCATGTCGCGCGAGGAACAGGCAGCCAGCTTTGCGGCGGTCAACGGGCTGGTGACCAAGGTCACCCTGTTCCAGATCTATAAGGCCGCGCTGGTGGCTGGCGAGGAGTGGGCTTTGGCCTGCGCGCGGGCCTGTTCGGAAGCCGATTGCCGGTTGATGACCCATCACGGCAGTACCGATTCCAAACGGGCCGGGGAGGTCTATTGCATCGGCCTCGTGCGTCAGGCCATCGAGCAGGGCAAGGGCAGCGCGTTCACGCTGGCCCTTGCCGGGATCCGCAAATCCGAGTTCGGCGAGGACCCGGACGCCTATTCCAATGAGATCCTGCGCCCGCTGTTCATGGCGCTGTCCGATCGCCCCTGGCTGGTGGCCAAGGGCATCGATCTGTCCGGGTTCATGGATGCGTTCGATATTTATGCGGCGATCGACCGCGCCACCGACTTTGTGAAGGCCAAGCGCCGGCAGGGGCTCACCGGTATCGCGCGCTGGGACATGGCGGCTGCTGAGATCGGCGCGGGGCTCGACAAGGCCTTTCCCCAGCGCATGGCCGCGCCGCCGATGGTCGGGTGATCGGCGATGAAAGCGGTTTGGTCCAACCCCATTATCTGGGGCTACAAGCACGGCTATTCGATCGACGAGATCGCGGCGGGATTGATGGTCCCCAGGGCGCGGGTGCGCGGGGAGATCATCGCCTATGACCAGCGGATCATCGCCGGGCGCGCCCTGTTGCGCCAGATTCCCAACGGCGTGGGCGATACCAGCCATATCCGGCGGATGAGCCAGTGGCAGCGCGAGACCGGAGGGGCCCGCGCAGCGATCGACGCCATCGAGGCGCAGCGCAACAGCGGAGGTGGGCGCGATGGGCGGTAATATCGGGCGCGAGCAGCTGCGCGCCTTTATCGAGCGGATCGAACGGCTGGAGGAAGAGAAAAAGGCCGTCTCTGACGACATCAAGGAAGTGTACGCCGAGGCCAAGGCCAATGGGTACCACACCAAGGTGATCCGCCAGATCGTGCGCATGCGCAAGCAGGACGCCAATGAGCGCGCTGAGCAGGAGGCCATTCTGGATCTCTATCTCCACGCCCTGGGGATGATCGAGAGCGATGCCGGCGGCAGCGACATTCGCGAGCCGGTGCGCGCCGCGCGGCATGATTATTCCGGTTCTCGCAATCCTGTCGGGTTAGATCTTGAGGGGTGAGCCGATGCCGCTGCGCCATATCGAGACGCTGGCCGATGACGCCCACGCGTTCGCCTATGTGGCGGGCAGCTTTGAGCTCGGCCGTGCGCTGGGCTTTTTCCCCAAGGATCGGGCAGGGCCGAGCGGCGGTGAGCAGTGCATCCTCGCGGAAAGCGAATTCGGGGTGCCGGTGGGGTTCGTGACGTTTTATCGAGCTGACCACCCCAATTATGTCGGGTGCGTGTGGATCGACCTTGTCTGGGTGGAGAAAACCCACCGGCGCATGGGCGTGGGCCGCGCCATGCTGGAGCGGGCCATTGCTGTGGCCGAGAGCGACCCGGAGGTGACGCGGGTCGAGCTGGGGACACTGTCTCATAATATGCGCATGCAAAATCTGGCGCGCCGGGTCGGCATGCAGGCCTCACGGATTGATTTCGTCCGCGAGGTGCACCGTGGCTGATCCGGATCGTCCCGTCGCCATCGAGGTGTTTGTGCACCGCCGGACGCTGGGCGACCGCGGCGCGCTGCTCGTCTCGCTCCAGGGCGATGTGGAGTGGGCCGTGTGGATTCCCCGCTCGCAGGTGATCGATGAGGAAAGGGCGCGCGCCAGCGCGGCGGGCCGCAGCGCGGATGTGGGGGCCTATGCGACGGTGCTCACCGTTCCGCACTGGCTGATCGTGGAAAAGGGGCTGGACGCTGGTGCCAGGCCCAAGGGCATCGCGGATCTGTTCGGAGGCGGGGTGTGACGGCAGCTCTGGCGCAACCGCGCGGCTCGCTGCGCGCCATTTTACAAGCGATGGTGGCCGAAGGGTGCACCGACCGGCAGATCGGGGCCGTGGTGCGCGCGGCGATGGGCGCGGGTCTGTCGGAAACGGTCCGTCGCACGGCAAAACGGGTGTCCGGCGGTGATGCGACCGTCGCAAACAACCGTCTCAAAAATGAGACGGTTGCCAGAGCGCAAAATGAGACGGTTGCGCACCCCAAAAATGAGACGGTTGCCCCCGGTGCGGGCGCGGGCAGGACCCCTCTGGCCATCCTGCGTGCCACCATTGCCAACCGCGCCGGGCTGTCGCGGGGCGCATCGCGCGTGGGGGCGGCTATCCTCGATCAGTACAGTCCAGACACCGGGCAATGTGCCATCGGGGCCGAAAAAATCGCGGATAACTGCGGACTTAGCCGGGCCACGGTCTTTCGGGCGATCAAGGCGCTGGTCGAGGCTGGGCTGTTCGTGAAGGTGCCTTATGGCGGCATGGGGCACTGCAACGTCTATGTGCCGCAATTCGGTGGCGCGGGGGCCAAGGGCCAACCGTCTCAAAATGCGACGGTTGTAAACATGCGACCGTCTCAGGAATGCGACCCATTCTCTGATAGAGATATAATACCCTCTGGAGTCAAAGGCACTGCTGTAGGGCGCAAAAGGCGACGGTGGGAGACCGATCGCCGTCAGCGGAGCATGTTGCTGCCCATGGCGGGCGGCAAAAGCCTGCCGCAGCCAGAGTTCAAACCCACCCCCGAGGCGATCCGGGCCAAAGCCGCGCAACGGCTCCGGAGAGATCTGGCCCAACGCCATGGCGGGAGGACCATCGCCGACGATCCCGATGCCTGGCTAGCCGGCATCGAAGCTGAAATGCAGGTGAAGGGCTCTGGGCTCGCCGCCCACGACGCGGTGCTGCTCGGCGCGCTAGAGCGTCGACGACGAACGGGTAGCGGCCCGCCGGGGTGACCAAAATCCCATCCGCCCAGACCACCAGCACACGCCCCCGGGATCCCGATGCCAACAATCGATGCCAGAACGTTCCGCCAGTACCACTGGTTTGCCATCCGCACCCTGCCGCAGCGCGAGTTCGTCGCCGAGACGCTGCTCGACAAGGCCGGCTATTGCGTTTTCAACCCGGTGGAAATGGTGGAGCGCCGCCTCAACCGCTATCGCAAGATCAGGGAGGCGCGGCCTCGGCCCATGCTGACTTCGATGCTGCTGTGCGGCTTCGATGATGTGGTGCCACCCTGGTTCGATATCTTCCGGATGACGCCCGTGGCCGGGGTGCTCGGCGTCGATGGCGCGCCCATCGAGATCCGGCATGCGGCGGTCGAGCGCTTGCTGCGCCTCTCAGGCAGGCTGGGCCGATTGCGGGCTGAACCGGAGGCCGTTCGGGTGGGCGAGATCGCCAAGTTCGACAGCGGGCCGTTCATCGGCTTTTGTGGCGAGGTGGTTGCGATCCGCAACAAGCGCGCCCTCGTGCTGCTGGGGCTGGATCATGCTGACATCCTGCAAGGCCCGATCGAAGTTCCCATGGGAATACTCCGGCGGCGGCTTGACGCAGAAGCGATTCGGCCCGATAGATGAAGAAACGACCCTTGTTTGTGGATCCGTCGGGGCCAGCACCAATCGCTGGGGGAACACCGCGCACAACCTGAGGACCCGGCCCAACAGCGATGCACCACCATAGGTGCGTTTGGGCATAAATAGGGTGGAACTCGTATTGTGCCCAAAATCCACTGACCGACTTGCCACTCACCACTGAGTGAACCAGCTTTTATTGACCTCCTCCATTACGACTGGCCGCTACCCTCGGGTAAGCGGCCATTTTTGTGAGACCATCCTCCATCGGATGCCATTTCCGCGCTGATTTCCGTCCGAAATCGCCAGCGGGTCCTTCCCCATCTCCATTCCGCATGCGGGGCGTCTGAGGGCGGGGGTTTTTTAGTTTCGATCAAAATTGACAGGGTTGACGCCGTTGACGGACGCCAGCGTTACGGTTGACGCCGGGGCGCCCGACAATGTCTGGGTGTCGCTGGCCGAGGCCGCCAAACATCAAAAGGTCAGCCGCCAGGCCGTGCACAAGCGGGTGCGCGATCTGGTCAGCGCCGGCAGGCTCTCGACGCGACCGGGACCGCGCGGGACGGTGCTGATCAACCTGGTTGCGTATATGCGGGCGGTGCGGGAAGAAACCGACCCGGCTCAGTATCTGCGCAACGGCATCGACGCGCCGCTGTTTGCCGAGCCGGACGAGGATCCGCGCCTGGACACGACCGATCCGCTGCCCGACGGCCCGCTCTCGGATGGCGCGAGCTACCAGCAGGCGCGGGCCCGGCGGGAAGCCTTCAACGCCGAGAACGCCCGGCTCGATCTGGAAGAGCGCATCGGGCGGCTGGTCGATCGTGACGATGTCGAGGACCGCACGATGACCGCGTTCCGCAAGATCCGCGATCGGCTGTTGTCGCTGCCGGCCACGTTGGCCGATCGGCTGATCGCGCAACCCGATGCCGCCTCGATGCGGGTGGCGCTCGATAAGGAAATCCGCGCGGTGCTCGAAGCTGCCGCCCATGAGCTCGATGCCCTTGGGGCGGATGAGGCCGATGACGAGTGATCTGCACGCCACCAGCGAGCGGGTGATCCGGGCAGCCGGGCGGGTTGTCTTTCGCGGGGCGGCCAGCGGGATTTTGCCCGATCCGCGCGAGAAGGTGTCGGAATGGGCGCAGAAGCACCGCATCGTGCCCGAGATGGGATCGAAACCGGGACCCTGGCGCAATGAGACCGCGCCCTACCTTGTCGAGATCATGGATTGCCTCTCGCCCGATCACCCGTGCGAGCAGGTGGTGAACATGAAGTGTTCGCAGTCGGGCGGTTCGGCGGTGGCCGAAAACTGGATCGGCTTTGTGATGCACCGCACACCGGGGCCGATGATGTACGTTCAGGCGACGGTCAAGGCGGCGAAAGACTGGCATCAGGAAAAGCTCCAGCCCACGATCGAAGCCACCCCGGTGCTCGATCCCAAACGCGGGGGCGCTGTGATCCCGCAAAAGTCCCGTTCGGGTGAGGGCTCGACCTCGGAGCGTATCCGGTTCCGGGGCGGGTTCATGAACCTTGCGGGGGCGAACTCGGCGGCAAGCCTGCGCCAGCACTCGATCCGCTACATGGTGCGCGACGATCGCTCGGCCTGGACCGACAATGCCGATGGGGAAGGCGATCCCAAGGATCTGTCCGACGCCCGGCTCAAGACGTACCGCATTTTCGGGATGAGCAAGGTATATGACGTGTCGACGCCCAAATTCGAGGGTGCCGATATCGATGCCGACTATCAGCGCTCGGACATGCGGCGCTTCTACATGGCCTGCAAGAAATGCGGGGCGCTGACGGATCTGGTGTTTGAGGATCTCGTGCGCAATGAGGTTGCGCCTTACCGCTCCCATTTCCTGTGCCCCGAGTGCGGCGAAGCCCATTTCGAGCACGACAAGCCCGAGATGATCGCGGCGGGCGCGTGGATCCCGACGCGGCCCGACCCAGAAACCGGAGAAGTGCCGCCCAAGACGATCCCCGCCGCCGAGATCGAGGTCTGGCGTACCCGCGATACCGGTGTGCATCTGATCGTGGGGTTCGTGATCACCGGCGAGATGTCGATCTTCGAGCGCTGGGACAACCTTGTCGCGCGGGAAAAGGAAGCCGGGGACGATCCGGCCAAATTGCAGCCCTTCCAGAACTCCGATCTGGGGCGGCCGTACAAACCCAAGACCGATGTACCCGATTGGGAATCGCTGTCGTCCCGGCGCGAGGGCGATTGGCAACGGGGCGTCGCCCCTGCGGGCGTGCTCTATGTGACCCTGACCGTCGACGTGCAGGGCGATGGGATGTACTGGGCGTTCCTCGGCTGGGGGCCGAATAAGCAGGTCTGGCACCTCGATGCCGGTTTTTGCGCCGGAACCACCGATGTGGCTTTCGAGGGCGCGTGGCCCAAGCTCGATGCGATTGCCGATCGGGGTATTGATTTTGCCGGGGTTCGGGTTGCCGCCGACATGATCGGCGTCGATAGCGGGTACAATTCCGAACCGGTCTATGCCTGGGTCAAACGCCGTCACAATGCCCTGGCGCTCAAGGGTGAGGATGGCTGGACGAAGCTGCCGATTTCCCGCGCCCAGTCTGCCGAAATCCGCAAGACGGGCCTCTCCGCCGGCAAGGCCAAAAAGTTCGGCATCAAGGTCTGGCTAGTGGGCACCTGGGGCATCAAGGGCGCTTTGATGCATTATCTGGGCCGGTTGCCCAAAGAGGGCGAGACCGGGTTTCCGGTGGGCTATCAGCACTATCCGGCAGACGCCGAGGAAGAATATTTCCGCCAGCTGGTCTCCGAATATGTGATGACCGAAGAGGTGAACGGGGAAAAGCGCCGCCGCTGGAAAGCGCGTTACGCCAACCACTGGCTGGACTGCAACGTCTATGGCTGGGCGCTCACCCATTTCGTCGGGCTGTGGAACTGGGACGAAAGCCAGTGGGAAAAGCGCGCCCGTGAGCTGGCCGAGATGACCGCTTCGGCGGAACGCGATCTGTTCGGCCCGTCGGTCGCCGCCGTTCCCGGTGTCGTGCCGGTTGAACCGGCCACTGAAGCCCCAGCCCGCTCCGTTGGTTGCGGCCCCAAAGACGATGGGCTCGGCGCCCTCGCCAAACTCAATCGATAGGAGATGCGGATCGTGCGTTCGAGAGTCGAGATCGAGGCTGACCTGGCCCAGCTCTATGCGGCGCGCCGCAAGCGTCTGATTGGCGGGGCCGTGGTCGAAGTGACCCATGCCAGCGGCGGCACCAAAAAGGAAGTGGTCACGCTCGAAGAGATCAACCAGGCGATTGCGCTTTTGGAACTGGAATTGTCGCGGGTAACCGGGCAGCGGAGCAATCTGGGCCCGGTGCGTATCGGGTTTGGAGATCGTCCATGAGCAAGCCTCGCGTTCGGGTACGGGCCGGTGACAGTGTCGGGGCATCGCTGCGCCCGGTGGCCGCTGCGCCGCGCACGGCCTATGCCGCTGCCGATCAGGGTCATTCCGCGCTGGGCGGCTGGATGCCGCCGATGCAATCGGCGGATGCAGAATGGCTGCGCGATCGGGATGTGTCGGTTGCCCGGATCCGTGACCTTGAGCGCAATGACGGCACGGTCTCGGCGGGGATCGACCGGCAGGTCGATATGCTGGTGGGCGCGGCGCTGCGGCTCAATTCCAAGCCCGATCATAAAGCGCTGGGCATTTCCGCCGATGCCGCGCACGCCTTGGGGAAATCCATCCAGTCGATGTTTCGTGGCTGGGCCGATGATCCGATTTTCCGCTGCGATGCCGAGCGCCAACTGCCTTTCAACGGCCTTGCGGCCATGGCGGCGCGCGAATTTGTCGGGGTGGGGGAAGGGCTTGCCGTCATGCGGTTCCGGGACATGCCGGGCTGGTCCTATCGGACGTCCATCCACATGGTCGACCCCGACCGGCTGTCCAATCCCGCCGGCCTGCCGGACACGGAGTTTTTGCGCAAGGGCGTGGCCAAGGATGAGGACGGGGCCCCGATCGGGTACCACATCCGGCGCGGGCATCCCGCCGATGTGTTCGGCATGACATCGGACCCGTTCACTTGGGATTATTTCGAGCGCTGGCACGACACCGAAAATGGCTGGCAGAGGCCGGGTGTGATCCACCTTTATGACAAGCGCCGTCCGGGGCAGTCGCGCGGCGTGTCGCGGCTCGTGTCCAGCCTTGTCAAAACCCGCATGCTCAATCGCTATTCGGAAAACGAGGTGCGGGCGGCGGCCATCAACGGGTCGATCATCGGAGCGATCTATACCCAGCTTGGTGCCGATTATGCTGCAGAACGTCTGGGGACCGATGATCTGCACGGCACCGACTGGGGCGCGTTCAATACCCAGCGCAGCGAATTCTATTCCGATCGCTCTATCCTCAACGATGCGCGGCTGTTGACGCTGTTTCCAACCGATCGGCTCGATCTCAACACCCAGCCCCGCCAGACGGCGGGCTATCCGGCATTCGCGCGGTCCTTTCTGCAATCGTTCGCCGCTTCGCTCGGCATCTCCTATGAGCAGCTGTCGATGGACTGGAGCCAGACCAACTATTCCTCGGCGCGGGCGGCACTCAATGAGGTCTGGCGCGGCATCCAGCGGCTGCGGTCGGTCCTGATCTATGGCTTTGCCCTGCCTGTGTTTGCGACGGTGCTTGAAGACGCGCTCGACAACGACATGATCGAGATCCCCAAGGGCTGTGCAGATTTTTATGACCGGCCTGCAGCCTGGCTGCGCGCCGAATGGATCGGGCCGGGCCGGGGCTATATCGATCCGGTCAAGGAGGCACAGGCGAGCTCCGAGCGGATTCGGGGGCGCACATCGACGCTGGAGCGTGAGGCCGCCGAACAGGGGCTCGATTGGGAGCTGGTGCTCGAACAGCAGGCCCGCGAGCGCGACGAGCTAGAGCGCTACGGCCTGTCTGAGCCCCAGGCCGATCTGACGATCGTGCCGCGCAGCGACCTCGACGACCAGCGCGCCAACGCAAACTAGGATTTTCCGACATGACCGATCTCGACCTGGCGCTGCGGCGTCCGGGACAAATCCTGCTGCTCGAACGCACCCATGCGCTGGGCCTTCTCGATCGCATGCTGACGGCCCAGCGCCCGGGGCGCGGGCTGATCGGCAACGCGCTGTCGGCGCTAGGGCTGCGCCCATCCGCCAGCAGCGATATCCCGGAACGCCCACAGGTGTTGAGTCTGCCATCGCTGCCCTGGGCCGAGACTGCCGAGCAGGGCGAGGGGTATCTGATCGTTGACGGCATTGCCGTAATGGACATTGCCGGGGTGATGACCCCCAACGGTCATTACGATTGGTGGGAAGATCGCTGGACGGGCGGGTATGCCCAGATCGGCGCGAGTTTCGCCGCCGCCGAGGAGGACGACCGGGTGCGGGCGATCTTTGCCCGGGTCAATTCGCCCGGCGGGTTGGTCGATGGGTGTTTCGATCTCTGCGATCAGCTGGCCGCGCGCGCCAAACCCTTTCACGTCCATGCCCATATGGCCTGCTCTGCGGCCTATGCGCTGGCCTCGACCGCCGACCGGATCGACGCGCCGCGCGAGGGGGATGTCGGGTCGATCGGGGTTCTGATCACCCATTACGATATTTCCGACATGCTGGCCGAATGGGGCATCAAGGTCGAGGCCATCCAGTCGGGCGCGCGCAAGACCGATGGGGCCGAATGGAAGCCGCTGTCCGACGATGCCCGTGCCCATCTCAAGGGCGTTGTCGATCAGATCGCCCGGCGGTTCGTAGCGACGGTCGCCGATGGGCGTCCGATGACCGAAGACCAGATTCGCGCCACCGAAGCGCGCTGGTATCTCGCCGAACACGATGACCCCGACATGAGCGGGCTTGCCCTCGGCCTAGTCGATGGCATCGCAACCGAACGTGCGGCCTTTGCCGCGCTGCATCAATCCCTCGACACATCGGGGGCACCGGCGGCAGGGGCCGCTATTACGACAGAAGAGGAAGCAGATATGTCTCTTGCAGACCAGATTGCGGCCCTGCGGTCGAGGGCCGCCAGGGGCGACGCTGCCGCCAGGCGCCAGCTCAAATCGCTTGGCGTCCGGCTTCGGGCGGAAAAGGGCGACGACCCCGAATCCGAGACCGATGAGGACGATCGTGAGGCCGAGACCGAAGACGATCCGGAAGCCGAAACCGAGGACGAGGAAGCGGAAGGGGACGACGAGGATCCCGAAGCGGAAACCGAAGACGAAGAGGCCGAGGACGACGAGGAAGATCCCGCCGCCCATGCAACCGGAACGAAAGCCGGCTTTGCCCTGCTCGGCTGTTCCGAGGCCAGGGGGCGTGACGGGCTTGCACGGGAGCTCGGCCGCAAGGTCGGGGCCAAGAAACTGACCTATGGCGAGGCGCGCAAAATGCTAGCCGCAGCGCCCAAGGGATCGCGCCTGGGCAATGCCATGGCCGGGCGCGACAAGAACCCCGGAGCCTCCCATGGCGGGGCGGCGGCCTCGGCCAGGGGGCTCGCCTCGGCGGTCGATCGGTTCAACGCCCGCCGCAAATAGCCTTTTCGCACTCCCGCTCTGACCCGCCCCGCGCGCTTGCCGGGCGGGTCTTTTGTGTTCATCACCACAAGGATTGACGCCATGCTTGGCAAATCGTTTTCGGTCGCAGCCCCCAAGCTGCAGACCGCTTTTCTCAAATTCGAGGTTGACCCCCAGTTCACCCGCGAAACGCTGCCTGTGCTGGCCGGTACGCTGGCAAAACGCAGCATCGAGATCGGCACCCCGCTGGGGCTTGCTGCCAGCGGCGATCCCAGTGTTCTCGCTGTCGCGGATAATGTCGGCAACGGGGTCCTGACCCTCGCTGCCCCGGCTTTGGCAACGGGCGTGGTGCCCGGCATCTACCGGGCTGTGTGCACGGCAACGGATGCCGATGGCGGCACATTCGAGGTGTTCGATCCAGCCGATGTTTCCGTCGGGACTGCCGAGGTTGGCGATCCCTTCGATGGGGTTGTCAAATTCACCATTGCCGATGGCGACGAGGATTTTGCCGAGGGCGACACCTTCGAAATCCGTGTGCCGATCGGCACCATGGCCAAGGAATGGGACCCCGAAGCCACCGATGGCAGCCAGATTTTCCATGGCTTTGCGCTGATGCGCGCCAGTGCGCCGGTTGGCCAGAACAGCGCGGTGCTCGCCCTGGAATGCGGCCCGGCGATCGTGCTCGAAGACGAGATCGTCTTTCCCGCCGATCTGCCTGCCGAGCATCGCGCGGCGCTGATCGCAGCGGCTTTGGCCAAGGGCATCAAGGTCCGTCGCGGCTGATCCCGCGACGGCTCACCGGGCGGTCCGTCGCGATCAGCCTTTCGCTTTTTTCCTGATGAGAAAAGGACCGTTGAAAAATGGATCCGCAAGATTTCAACTTTCCCTATACCGCGACGGACCTCACCGAACAGGTCAATCGCATCCCCAATTCCTTCGGCCTGTTGCGGGCCATGGGGCTGTTCGACACCGAAGGGGTGATTTCCACCCTTGTCGAAATCCGGCTCGAGGACGGCATTCTGCGCGTGTTGCCCGCCAAGGAACGGGGCGCTCCGGGCACGCCGGCGGGCCGCGAGAAGGGCAAGACCATCTTCATGGAAGTGCCCCACTTCCCCCATGACGATCTGATCACCCCGCAGGATATCCAGAACCTGATGATCCTTGTGGGGCGCGCCAAGCGTCCGGCCACCCTCGACGATGAGATGGTCAAGCGCCTCGCCAATATCCGCAACAATCACGACATCACGCTCGAATATCTGCGGATGTGCGCGCTCAAGGGCGAGCTGCGCGACGGCAATGGTGTTCTGCTCTACGACCTTTACGAGGTGTTCGGGCGGACCAAGAAGACCGTCTATTTCGACCTCGCCAATCCCAACACCGATATCATCTCCAAATGCGATGAAGTGTTCGGCCATGTCGCCGACAATCTGCGCGGCGAGACCATGTCGGGCGTCGAGGTTCTGGTGTCGCGCGAGTTCATCAACACCTTCATCCAGCACCCCAAGGTCGAAAAGTTCTGGCTCGGCCACCAGGAAGGCATCCAGGCCATTGCGCGCGCCGAGCGTGAGCGGTTGGGCGGGCAGTGGGGCCGGGTGTTCGAGTTCCACTCGATCCTGTTCCGCGAATATTACGGCTCGGCCCCGGTGCGCAACGCCAACAACGAAGTGGTCAATGAGCGCTTCATCGCGCCGGGCATGGGCCATGGCTACCCGATCGGGACCATGGACACGTTCAAGACCTGGTTCGCGCCTGCCGACGACGTGCGGTTCGTCAACACCATCGGCGAGGAAATCTACATTTCTCCCGAAATCCTCAAGCACGGCAAGGGCATCGAACTGCACTCGGAATCCAATCCGCTGGTGGTGCCCAAGCGCCCCGAAGTGATGGTCGAGATCTCGGCTTCTGCCGGACCGAACTAGGCGGGCAAAACGCGATGAGCAGGGGCGCCATTGGCGCCTCTTAACGTTTTTCGAGAAGGTGAGACAGATCGATGGAAGACCTCAAGATCATCAAGGGAATCGGGCCGGCTCATGCCGAGGCCCTGGGCAAGCTGGGCATCGCCACCATTGCGGCGCTGGCCGCGATTACCGAGCCTGACAAATTTGTCGATGCAGCACTGTTCCGGGCCGAGGATTTGGCCGGCTGGATCGAAGAAGCGCAGAAACGTGTCGAGGATTCCGCCTCAGAGGAGCAGGGTGAGCCGCCGGCCCAGACCGATGCCGCCGGCGAAGAGGGCAAGAGGCCTGCAACGCGCAAGCGGCGCGCAAAGTCCAAAAAGCCCAGCGGGCCGCGTCGGTCGGTGGTGCTGCTGGTCGATGACAAGCAGCACGGATCCCGGGGCACCATCGTCAGCATCGAGGCCGATGCGGCAGATGGGTTGCGGGCTGAAGGCAAGGCGCGGCGGGCAACGCTCGACGATTTCCGCACAGCCGGAAAACTGCAACGGGCAGGCGGCTAGGCCATGCGCCGCGATCTCGTCCTCGACAGCTACCAAACGATCCGTGAGGAGCTGTTCGAGGACGTTGTCTATACCCCGGTCGGAGGCGAGCCAGTGGTGCTGCACCATGCCATCGCCGGCATCGAGCCGCGCTCGGAGCGCTTCGAGGTGTTTGGCGAAAAGCTGCGGACGGCGAGCCATCTAACCCGGGCGGCGCGGGCGGCCTTTCCCGATTTGCGGCGCGGAGACATCATCGATGATGGCGCGCGCTGGCAAGTGATCGATTTCGAATTTGCCGGGGATGGGCGGGTGGAAATCGTCATGGCGCTGGTGAGGATCTGATGCGACTGGTTGCGGCCAATTTCGGAAAGCTCGAAGAGCAGATAGCGCATGAACAAGCCGAAGCTGCCCGGGCGGTGACCTTTGGAACGGCCCAGGCGACAGAAGCGCTCAAGCTGCGCCTGCGCCAGCTGGTCCTTGCCAGCATGGGGTCGCGGCGGGTTGCCAATGCCTGGCGCAGTTCCATCTATCCGCGCCCGCCGGCGCGATCGCTGGGCCCCACCGGGCTGGTCTGGTCGAATGCGCCCCATATCATCGAAGCATTCTCCCGGACCCAAATGGTCCGCAGCCCCAACGGGTTTTTTCTTGCCATTCCCAGTCCGGACGCGCCCAAACAGTACATGGGCAAACCGGTGTCGCCCTCGAATTGGAACGAGGAACGATACGGCCCCTTGCGGTTCGTTTATCGCCGCACCGGACCCTCCTTGCTGGTTGTCGATGCGGTTCGGCGTACGGCATCAGGGAAGATTTCGCGCCGTATCGCCAATGATGGGCTCACCAAAACCGGAAAATACCGCAAGGGGTGGAGCACGGTGGTGATGTTTTTTCTCGTGCCCTTTGTCCGGCTCAAGCAGCTTTGGGATCTGGAGCATGAATACCAGAAGGCGGGTGACGACATGATCCGGTTCATCATTGAGGCCTGGCAATGAGATCGGTGCGAGAGCGGATTTTTGCGACGCTGCAATCGGGCCTTGCGGCCCCTGACCGGCCGATCCTGCGCAATGCGCCGATCCATGATCTAGGTGGGCGTTTTCTGTCGCTCTCGGATGGATCGACTGAGCTGATCGAGGAATATTTCAACCCCGAGCGCTTTGAATTTTCGCTGCGCCCGAAACTCACCCTGCTGGTGCTGAGCGCTGTGCCGGAAACCAGCTTTAACCCTGAAGATGCTGCGGCCCGTGATGAGGCCCTGGACGGGCTGATCGAGGCGATCAGCGTGGCCTTTTCTGCCATCTCGGACTGGCCGGATGAGGTGATGGACTGGCGCATGCTGCCACCCGAATTCACCACCCATGAGATCATGGGCGCCGCCGGCATGAAGGGCTGCGATATCGCCTTTGAGATCGACTACTGGAGCGACCGCCGCGAGGGCTGATCGCGGCGCTGCATATTCTCACCGGCATTGGGCCGGATGTTTTTTTCTGAAAGGATTGGACAATGACCAAACCGCGCGCGGTCGGAGCCGATGCCGTCCAGCTTATCGCCAGGGAATCTGACTATGGCACCGCGCCCGATGGTGTCGGCGGCGGAGTCTATGCCCGTTTGCCCATGCGATCCTATGGGCTGTCGCCGGAAACCTCGCTCGAAGAGGATCCCACCTGGAACCGGGGCACCCCGGACGCCGGCGATCCGGTGGAAGGGCCGATCACGGTCTCTGACAACATGATCATGCCGGCCTGTTCACGCGCCATCGGCGCGGCGCTGGCGCTGATTTTGGGCAGTCCCGATACTGAAGATAATCAGGACGACACCTATACCCACGTTTTTGCCTCGGGCCAGGAATTGCCCAGCTTTTCCATCCAGACCGGCCACCCCAAACTGTCGGTGCCCAAATGGCGGACGGTGCTCGGCGTCAAGGCCGGGGGCATCAATTTCGACATGAGCCGGACAGGGCGCGCGCTGCTGGAAATCCCGCTGATCGGGCAAAAGCAGATCAAGGATCTGACCGGTGCGCGCGATGCGACGCCTCTCCAGTTCGATTATCTGCCGTTTGATAACATCACCGGCTCGATCACCGTCGATGGCGATCCGCTGGCCAGTGTCACCGCGGCGCGGTTCGCGTTCTCCAATGGGTTGGAGCCGGTCGAGACCATTCGCGCCGATGGGGTGATCGACGGGATCGACGAGGGCGAACGGACGGCCTCGGGCTCTCTCGACGCACGGTTTGGTATCGACGCCACGCTTGAGGACCTGGCCGATGCCAAAACGCCCTGCGCGCTGCAATTTGCCTTTGCCCTGCGCCAGTACCCCACCCGTCGTCTGGTCTTTTCGCTGCCTCGGGTGTTTCTGTCCAATCCCAAAATCCCGATCACCGGGCCGGGCGGAATTTCGCAAAGCTGGCAATGGCGCGCGGCTCACGATGCCGATCTTGGCTATCTGCTCGGCGTCACGCTGATCAACGACGTTGAGGCGTACTGATGCGGATTTCGGTGCAACCCTCCACAAGCCCGGTGGCCATCCCGCTCTATGATGGCGGGGTGGTGATGAGCCTGCCGGTCAGCTCGCCCGTCGTCTATGCGGCACGGGCGCGGGCCGATGCGCTGATCGTGGTGCTGTCGGAAAGCGGGGAGGCGGTGACCAGGGCCGGCGGACATGTGCTGGGCGTTCCCGACCTGTCCGACCCCATCGAGCGGCAGGGCGTCTGGGACGCGATGTTTGCCCTGTCGCTGGCCGAAATGCAGATCATCGGCTGGGACGGCATCGTGGACGAGGACGGAAAGGACCTGCCGTTCAAGGCGGATAACATCGTCCATCTGATGCTCGATGCCCGGGCGGCGGATCTGTATGTCAGCCAGGCCATGGCCCCTTATCGCAAGAAGGAAACGGAAAAAAACGTCTGACGGCCCTTGCCCATTGGCATTTTGGCAAGGGCCGTGGCGAGGATTATTGCGCCGGGTGCAAGGCGGCGGGCGAGGCCTGCGCCACCACAGCGCCCGGCAGCTGCATGTATGCGCGCAGCGCGCCGCAAACCGATGCCGGGCGGATGGCCTGGGGCCTGTTCAAGGATAATTGCTGGCGGGCTCGGGTGGCCGGGCTGGGCGCTGTCGTTGGCGTTGAACTCGACATGCCGATCGAGCAGCTGACCCAAGCCGGTGTCGGGCGCCCTCTGGCGCAGGATCTGCTAGTGGCCTGCGAGATGGGGTTCGTTGCGGCGGTGAACGAGAAGGATGGCGATGACCAAGGGTGAGAAAGAAGTCGGCATCCGCCTTTCCGTCAAGGACAAGGAGGTGGCGACCCGCAGCCTGCAGCATTTCGGCAAGGAGGGGTCGAAGGCCCTTGAGGAAATCGAAAAGGCCGGCCGGCCCGCATCCGATAGCCTCAAACTCGTCAATTCGGCGGCACAGGGCGCTCAGGATTCGCTCAAGGGACTGGCCGGAGAGGCCGGCACGCTGGGGCGCCTCCTGTCGCGTGGCGGCCTGCTGGGGCTGGGTATCGCCGGGCTGATTGGCGGGTTGGTGCTGCTGGGCAATAAGGTGGTGGAGGTCTCCCGCGAGCTGCGCGAGATCGAGGAGGAGGCGCGCCGATCGGGGCTGGGCGTCGAGGCCTTCCAGGAAATGACCTATGCCGCCTCCCAGCTCAATGTCAGCCAGGACGCCGTCAAGGATGGCTTTCGTGAGCTCTCCATCCGGGCGGGCGAATTTGCCGTTTCCGGGGGTGGGGCGGCGGCAGAGGCGTTCCGCCAGATTGGCCTGTCCCAGGCTGATGTGCGGGAGGGTCTGAAAGACACCGAAAAGCTGTTCGATAACATCATCACGCGGCTGGGCGAATTCGGGCGTCCCGATCAGTTGCGGATGTCGGGGCAGATCTTCGGCGGGCAGGGGGGTGAAGAGTTCATCTCCATGATCGATGCCGGGGCGGCGGCGATTGCCCGGTTTCGAGCCGATGCCCAAGAGCTCGGGATCGTGATGCACAAGGACATGTTTGAACGCGCGCGCGAGGTCGAGACCAAGTTCGCCACCGTTTCGAGGGTGATCGACACGCAATTGAAGTCTGCCTTCATGGAGCTGACCCCCATTATCGTGGAGACGGGAAACTTCATCGTCTGGGTTGCCAGCGTCATTCGCGACATTGCCGACGCCATCGCCTTTATGCGCGGGGAAATAGACAAGCTTTCAACCCGGAATCTGGAAGTTCGGCTGATCCAGCTGGGTGGTGAGCGGGTGGAAATGGAGGGGGAGCTTCTCTCGCTGCAAACCGACGACTGGCGACCGGTTAACGATCCGTTCGGCACCGCCGGCGAGATCGCCGCCCAGGCCCAAACCAATCGCATGACTGCTCTGGAAAATGGCCTGAAGGCGATCGAGGAAGAAGAGCACCGGATCATGGCCATTCTGGAGGGCCGGGAGTCCGAGCGATCGGCACCGGTTACGGCTCCAACGCGTACAGCTAGTGCCGGCGGGACGGATGAACTGGCGCAGCAGGCAGAGCGCTTGATCGAGCGTTTGCGCTCCGCCTCGGACGAATATGCGCGCACCATGGACCAGCTCAACGCCATGCTGGCGCGGGGGCTGATCGATCAGGAAACCTATAATCGCGCCGTGGCCGAAGCAGTGCTCAAGCGCGCCGAGGCGGTCGATACCGAGGCCGATTATGCCCATGCCCTCGCGCTGGTGCAAAAGGCGCTCGCCGACGGGATCCTCACCGAAGCCCAATATACCGAGACCGTCGAGGAGATGACCCGGCGGCGGCTGGAGGCCCAGAACGATTGGACGGCAGGGTTCCAGTTCGGGATGTTGCGGATCGTCGAGCAGAACCGGGACCTGGCCGCCCAGGTGGGCGATGCCTGGGCCTCGGCGTTCTCCAAGGCAGAGGATGCGCTGGTTTCGCTGGTGACCACCGGGAAAGCCGATGTGAAAGACCTCGCCAATTCGATCATTGCCGATCTGTTGCGGATCGCCATCCGTCAGGGGATCACCGGCCCGATTGCCGGGTTCTTGGGGAATATGTTTGGGGGCGGGGGTGCGGGCTTTGCCCCGATTGGCGTGCCGGTCGCTCACTCTGGATGGACGGTGGCTCGGGGAAACCCGCCCGCCACGCGGGCTGCGCTGGCCGGGCTCGACCGGTTCCACATGGGCGGGCTCAACCGGCGCGAACGCCTTGTGGTTGCCGAGGAAGGGGAGGGCATTTTTACGCCGCGCCAGATGGATAATGCCGATGCGCTGTTTCGCGGGATGATGCGCGCCCTTGAAAGCGCGATTGGGCGCTCCGGTGTCCAGCAGGGCAACCGGGTGGAGATCCACAATCACACCGGAGCCGAGGTGCAGCACGAAACGAGCACCGGTGCCGATGGCATCGATATCGACCGTGTCATTATCGGCACCGTCAATTCCGGACTTGTGCGTGGTGATCTCGATGGATCGCTGCGCAGTGTGTTCGGGTTGAAGCGAGGTGGGCGCTGATGGAGATCTGGCCCGCCGATGTGCCCCATGAACCGCTCGCCAATTCCTTTCAGGGCGATGCCTTTCGCGCGCCACTCGCCACCGAAATGGAAGACGGGCCAATCCGTGCCCGACCGCGCTCGACGCTGAAAATCGCCACGCTGCGGTTCTCGATCCGGATGAGCAATGAGGCGTTCGACATCTTTGCCGCCTGGGTGGACGCCGATCTCGTCCAGGGCGTGCTGCCGTTTTCCATGCCCGTCTGGAAGGGCGGGGCCTATGTGACGCGCACCTGCCGCTTGCGGGAGCCCTATCGGGACAACCCCGGTCATGGCCTGCGGCACCGGGTGTCTGTTGTGCTCGATGTCGAGGATTACTGATGAGCGACTGGACCACTGCCTATGAGGAAGCGCTGGCCTCTGCGCCCGCCGATACGTTCATCATTTCCGGGCTGGAGCTGATCCATCCCCAGTTCGTCGATTTCGAAGACAATCAGGATTCGATCCGGATCGCGCTCGATGAGCGGGCCTGGACGCTGGAGCACGAAGCCATGGCCCCGCTGTTTGGCGGGAAGCAAAAGCGCTACGACCCGCTGGCCATGGATATCCGGCTACCCGAGCAGAGCGAGACCAGTTTCGGGACGCTGGAATTAAAGCTCGACAACGTCCCGCGCTCGATCTGGCCCTATCTGCAAAAGGCGGCGCGGGTGCGCGCTTCAGCCACGGTAATCTTTCGGCAATGGGTGGCGGTGCGCGATCTGGGCACCGGTACCTATGCCTGCGACGGCCCGCCTGACATGATTTATGACCAACTGACCATGAAGGTGGTGCGCGCCACCCAGCTGCAGCTTTCGGGCACGGCCGGCTTTGTGGATTTGCTCAACAAGGCCTTTCCGCGCCGCAGTTTTGACCGCGACAGCTTTCCGGGCCTGCACGGGGTGAGCACTTGATGGCGATCACCAGAATTGAGAACGGGGCGCCGCGGGCCGCCTTTGTCGCCGCGATCGAAGCGGTGATCGAAAAGGGGCTCGGCGCTGGTGCGGCCGGCGGGCTGGAAAATTACGGTCAGGTGCGCATGGCGCTGAACCAGATCTCCGCTGATCTCTCGCTGCCGCAGATCGAGAACGGCGCGCTGCTGGCTGAGGTGCGCGCCGCGATCAATGAGATCATCCATGCGCTGGAAGGCCACAATGATGGCTGAGGCGGAGCGGGCGGCGGTCCTTGCCGCGCTGCTTGGCTGCCCCTACAGGCTCGGGGCGCAGGGGCCGGAGGCCTATGACTGCTATGGCGCGGCACGGGCGCTGCAGCGCGGGCTGTTCGGGCGCGACATGCCCAGATTCGCCATCCCCGGCACGGCGGGGCGCTGGGCTATCGCGGCGGCGATCGCCGCCCATTCCGAACGCGAAAACTGGATCGAGATCGGAGCGCCCGAAGATGGGGCGCTGGTGACCATGGCCCGCCACCAGCAGGGCTATCACATGGGCGTCTGGCTGGCCGACGATGATGGCCTGGTCATTCACGCCGTTGAATCGGCAGGCGTCGTCGCTTCCCGGCTGATCGAGCTGGAGGCCGAGGGCTGGCGCAAATTCCGGTTCCATCTGCCGGCATAAGGATCAAAATTCCGATGAGCATTTCTCTTCCTGCATGCTGTGCGGGCGGCAAAGCCGTGCTGTTTACCGGCCCGTTTGGCGCGCCCGACCGCGTGATCGGTCTGCCCCGCCCCATGACCATCGCGGAAATCGTCGCGCTGCATGGCCTCAATTTTCGCCTGCCCACCATCGCCATCATGGATGGCGAGCCGGTGCTGCGCACCCAATGGGCCGTGCGCATGATGCGGGCCAGCGATGTTTTGGGCTTTGTCGCCATTCCGGGCAATTCGGGCGGCGGGGGCAAGCAGATCATCGGGCTGGTGGCGGCGATCGCGCTGGCCATTGCCGCGCCCATGGTGGGCGGCTGGGTGGCCGGCAGCGTGATGGGGCTGACCGGATCGGCCTTCACCATCGGGTCGAGCCTTGTGTCGGGGCTGGTGCTGGCCGGGGGGTCGTTCCTGGTCAACATGCTGTTCCCGCCCGTCGATCCCGGCCCGGAAAAGCGCCCGCAACAGGTCTATCTCGCCAATGCGGCTTCGAACCAGGCGACGCCCTTTGAGACGATCCCGGTGCTCTATGGCCGCGAGCGCTTCCCGCCCCGTTTTGCCGCGCGGCCCTATTCCGAATTTCAGGGGAACGATCAGTTCCTCTATCAGCTGTTCGCCATCACGCTGGGCAAGGCCGATATCGAGCGCATCGATATCGGGGAGACCGAAGCCTGGAACGCCGATGGGGGCTATAGCCCGAGCTTTTCCGATCTGGAAATCGAGATTATCCAGCCCGGCGAGGCGGTGACGCTGTTTCCGGCCAATGTGATCACCTCGACCGAAGTCGCCAACCAGACCGTGCCCGATCCGCCCGACGTGCTGGGGCCGTTCGTCGTCAACGCGGCGGGAACCGAGATCGACCGGATTGCTGTGGATTTCATGTTCCCTGGCGGGCTGTTTGCCTATGGTGACAACGGCAAGATCAAGAAACACGCGGTCAGCCTGCGCGCGCAATATCAGCGGATCGACGACGCCGGCGCTCCGATCGGCGGCTGGAGCACACTCTTTGCCTCGCGCTTTGAAAAGGCGACACGCACGCCCCAGCGTCTTTCGCGCTCGGTCAAGGTTACCGCCGGACGCTATCGGGTGCGGTTTGACGCGACCCAGGCATTTTCGAAGTCCGACAAGGTGATTTCGACCGTGCAATGGGCCGGGTTGCGGGGCTATCTCACCGGGTTTGTAACGCCGCCCAATTGCACCCTGCTGGCCCTGAAAATCCGCGCCAATGAACAGCTCAGCCAGGCCTCGGCCAGCCAGATCAGGGTGACCGCATCGCGCTACCTCGAAGTCTGGAGCCGCTCGCAGGGCGCGTGGATCGAGCAAAAGACCGCCTCGATCGCCTGGGCCGCCGCCGACATCTTGCGCAACGAGGATTATTCGATCGGGCTGCCCGACACGCAATATGATCTCGATTGGCTGGCCAGCAAGGCTGATCTGTGGGCCGGCCGGGGCGATGAATTCAATGGGGTGTTCGACCGCTCCTGGACCGCGTCGGACGCTTTGCGTGCTGTATTGCGGGTGGGGAGGGCGCAGCCGGTGCGGATTGGCGGCAAGATCGGCTTTACCCGGCTGGAGCCAAAACACATCAAGCGGGCGGTGTTTACGCCCCGCAACGTGGTGCGCGGCAGCTTTCAGCACGAGCTGGTGCTGTTTGATGAGGACAAGCCCGACCATGTGGTTGGCGAATATCGCGACCGCTCCGTTTGGGACACGCGCGAGGTGCGCGCATCGCTGGCCGCTATCGGCTCGGACGCGCCGCAGCGGATCGAATATTTCGGGATCACCGATCACGATCACGCCTGGCGCGAAGCGGTGACCGACGCCGCCATCAATGCCTATCAGCGTGAGCTGGTCGCCTTCACGGCGGAATGGGAAGGCAAGATGCTGGTGCGGGGCGATCCGGTGCTTGTCCAGCATCCATTCATCGAGGAAGTGGCGACCGCGGCGCTAGTGGATCGTGTCGGCCGCACGCTGACCATCGATCGGGACTATGCCGGCGATGTGTGGGACGATAGCGCGCTGTGGTTTGACCTCGACCCTTGGGAGGGGGCTAGCCCCGAGCGCTATGTGATCCTGCGCGACAAGCGGGGGCGGGAGTGGGGCCCGTGCCGCATTGAGGCGTTTGAAGGGCGCACTCTTGTCCTCGATGCCGATGATCTGGTTACGGTGCATAATCAGATGGGCAGCCTTGATGGCTTGCTGGCTGGTGCGCGGCAGGAGCCGGCGCATGTGTTGATCTGTGCCGGAGAGACGCGCCCTTTCAACGGGCTGGTGGTCTCCGCTGCGCCCAACGGGCCGGACCGGGTCGATATCGTCACCGTGATCGATGCGCCGGAAGTCTATATGGCCGATGGCGAGGAGGTAATGCCCTCACCCTGGACGCCGCCAACCCTGCCGCCGGCGGTGCCGCTACGCCCGATCATTTTGGGGCTTTCGGCCGAGCTGCGCGCCACCGGCGCCGGGTTGGAGCTCGATGCCGCCTGGCAGCCAGCCATTGGCGCGACAGGCTATGTGGCCGAGGTCAGCTATGATGGTGAGGAGAGCTGGACGCCGATTTTCCAGGGTGAGGCCAACCGGTTTGTCGTCCCGGTGCTGCCGCAGCTCCTGACCCTGCGGGTGGCCGCGATCGGAACGGTCCAGGGCCCGTGGGTGATCCGGGAGTTTCTGGCCGGGGAGGTGCCCGATATCAGAATCCCCAGCCACTGGCTGGACGTTGATCTTTCGAACCTCGCCCGCGACGTGCTCGACCAGATGGGCCTCAAGCCGCGTGAACTGGTCGAGCGGTTCAAGCAGCTTGGTACCTTGCTCGAAGAGGTGGACCGGGAAAACTACACCAAGCGTGAAGCCCTGTTCCGCGAGATTACCGTTGAGCTGGAAGGGCTGGAGGCGAGCTTCACCGAAGTGATCGAAGTGGCGCTCAACCCGGAAGCCGATTCAGCGCTGGGGCGGGCCATTCAATCGCTTCGGTCGGCGCTGGGCGGAAGTTCGTCTGAGATCAATGTCATGTGGGACACTCAGGCTGCACCTGCGGGCTTTTCGGCCCGCTATGCCATCCAGGTGATGGCCAGTGATGGTTCACTGCGGCTGGCCACCATGTTCCTCGACGTGCCCGAAGACCCCAATGAGGCGACCCGCATCGGCTTTATGGCTGACAACGTGGCGTTCTTTCTCGCCGATGGCACGCCGGTGGCGCTGTTTGATGCCAATGGCGATTTCCGCAACCCGACCGGCACCGTCAAAATCTCGATGCTGCAAGACGGCGGCGGCGCATTCAGCTTTGGGTAGATGATAGCAGTTCTTCGTGGCTTTCCCGCCGAGGGCATCGTTGCGTGTTTCGACGAGGCCCCCGGCGGCGGTGACTGGCGGGACATCAATGCGCCCCGCAATGCGCCGGCGAAAAATCCCGCTGCGCATGTGTCCCGTGTCCATTGGCATTCGGAGTTCTTCCAGTACGAGTTGGCCATGCCGATCCAGACGGTGACGGTGGAGCATCCGGCTCTGGCGGGGCGCTCGATCTATTGGGGCTATAACCTCGTTTATGACGGCAACAACCCGGTCTCAACGACCGGGTATCTCGTGCCCGGACGGGTGGCGACGGCCTCGCACACTCTTGTCAATCACGGGCTGGACTATGTGCCGCTGGCCTTCGTTGCCTATGGTGGCCGCATGCTCATGCCCGGGGTGGCGGTGCAGACGGCCAGCGCTGGTCGCAGCCGTTTCGTCTCGCCCTACATCACCCCGGGCGCTGTGGGGCTGCGGGAGGTCTATAATTCCTCGTCCTCGGGGCTGGGCGCAGTCAGCCGGGCGTATCAGGTGATGGTGTTTCGGGTGCCGGTCGAGGACGCATCGCTGCCGCTGTTCAGTGGGGGTGGCGGCGAAACGATCATCGGGCGCGGCAAGGTCCGAACCAGCCGCACCTATGCGCGCCGGGAAGGCGGCGGCGCGAGCCCCTTCAACATCGATCAGGCCCGCACTGTGGACCTTAACAATGGCCGGGCGCGGATTGCCACCGGCGGTTCGGTCACGACAGAGGCGGGTTATGGCGGCGCGTTCACGGCACCGCCCTTTGTGCCGGTGGGGGTGTAATGGGCAGGGTTCACAACGAAAAGCCCGGCGTCATCACGGTAGAGGGCGACGGCGGGGAGGTCCGCTGGTCGTCCGAGTTCCCGCCGGTCAACTTGCTGCCGGAGGCCGACTGGATCGATACCAGCCTCAGCGTGGCGTTCCCGGATTTCTCCAAGTTCGTCAATTACAGCCACAACCGGTGGTACAACCCGCCCTCCTGGCCGGGCACGGGGCCGTGGCGGCCGAGCACGTCGCAGGACACCTGCGTCTCTCTGACGATGATCGAGCCGGAGAACCGGGTGTTGGGACCGACGACCATCGGCACCATCCCGGCGGGGGCCAATTATATCGATGTGCGGGTGCGGCTGAACCGCACCAAATCCCCGTACACTTTCCGCGACCAGGGCGTGCCCCCGCTGATCCCCAATGAATGGGTGAGCCTGCCGGGCGGCTCGTGCCTGGTTGAGGCCACCGAGATCTGGCGGCGCTCATTCGATATCGTTCTGTCTGGAAATGAAGTGCAGTTGGTCCGCCGACAGTCAGTGATCGATCCGGGGCCGGTCTCGGCGCAACAGCCTGGCAGCCCGCAGGACAATGGTCGGTTGCCCTTGTCGGGGGCGGGCGGCGACCCTTGGGGGCAGAGCAGCTACCAAGGCTGGGGCTGGATTTCTGGCAGTACGTTTGCTGGCTCTTACCGCAAGGGGCACCCTGCGGCGCTGATCCAGCACAAACCACCCAGTGCCAATGGTGGGCTGGGTGGGGACACGCCGCAATATGGCGGCAAGCACCCGCGCCGCTTCAACGCCTGCTCGATCAACAACAGCGCCCACGACTTTTCTTCCACCTATACCGGCCAGATCGTGATCCGGCCTGGCTACATCAGGACATAGACCAGCCATGGCTCTTGTAACTTGGTACTCTACCGGCACCGTGTCGGTGGATGGCGGCAGCACGACCGTAACCGGCGAAAACCTGTTCTGGGGCGATGACGCCATTATGCCCGGGGATTTGTTCTGCGATCCCGCCCAACCGCTTGTCCCGCCCCAGCGGGTCCGGGAAGTAACAGCGGACAACGTGTTGGAGCTCTGGGCCCCGTGGCCCGGCACGACGATCACGGATGCGCCCTACGAAATCCGCTATGTCGGCATCATCGAGCGCTCGACGGCGCAGACGCGCCGGGTGCTGGAACAACTGGGCGATGTGAAAGCCTATTTCGACATGCAGGTCGATACGCTAGCGGACCGGGATGCGTTCGACGCCCGCCCGGCGCGGTTCCGGGTTCTGGTCTCCGATATCGGCGATGGTCGCGCGGCGATCTATTCCAAAAACAGCTCAGCGGATGGAGACTGGTCCGAGCCAGCGATGTTCTCGGGCCCGGCGATTGAGTTGGACGTTGCCTCGGTGGTTGACGCCCCGTTTGGCAGCGCGCCCGACGTGACGCTTTCGCCCCGCCCGGGCGGCTATGACATGAGCTTCGTCATTCCGGAAGGCATGCGACTGTTTCCCGGCACCACCACCACGCTGGAGCCTGGCCAGCCGGCGCAGGCCGATTTTGTTCCGGTGGAGGGTGGGTTCCGGCTTGATCTGGCCATCCCGCGAGGTCCGACCGGCGATATCGATGGGGTGACGCCATTCTGGGTATCGCGGCTGGGAGCGGATGGTGATGCGGAAGCAGCGCGGCTTGGGCTAAATGCTCAGATTGCCGGTGACTATGAGCCTGAGCAACAGCCTGTAAGTCAATCCGACGCCGAGGCCGGGGCGATTGCTGAGATTCGCTCCTGGAGCCCCGAGCGCATTGCCCAGGCGATTGCTGCCCTCGCGCCTGCGGTTCCAGCCGACGTCTATCGTCGAGCAAACATCCTCGATCCGGTCGGGGAGGATGAAGGTATACCGACTGGAGGCATCATTGAACGAGGTAGTAATGTCAACGGCGAATATGTGAGGTTTGCAGATGGGGTACAGATTTGTTGGCATAGTATTGGAGGTGTTAACGTTGACGGTTCCTCAGGGGGCTTCCGGTTCAAAGAAATACCTCAATGGGATTTTCCTGCCGCATTTAGCGGAGTCCCCCGCTGCACAACAGCAGTTAACAGGGGAGCCACTGGCGGTGGTTTGACGTGGGCTGGGGCTACAACACATAACATCACGGGGGCCCATATAAGGGGTCTCTGCATCATAGCCGTGTCCAGCGATGTAACCGGGGCCTACTTGCAGGTAATGGCAATCGGAAGGTGGTTCTAATGCTTATATATTTTTCTCCTCAGAGGAGAGACGACACACTTGCCGCATCCCGCCAGGGCGACACCCTCACTATCAACGGCGATGTCTTCGATTTTTCCACGCTGCCCGATGGCGCAACAATCGCAGTAGAAAATAGTCCTAGCCCGTGGATTACCAGCCCGATCGAACGCATTAACGGCGAGTTGCACCTGACAATGTTATTGCCGCATGGGCCGAACCCAAGCCCAGCTGTCGCATTCCCCGATCCGCTGGTCGATCCTGCTGACGGGCCCCTTGTTCTGCCCCATGATCCCAAGGAGGACGAAGATGACCTGGACGCCTGATCCCTCGATCATCATCACGGCTGAGCAGAAAGCTGCTGCGCTGCAAGAGCAGACCCGGACCGCGCTGTGGGCGGAGCGAGACCGCCGGTTCGAAGAAACCCGCTGGCTGGTCGAGCGGCACTCTGAGGAACTGCTCTTGGGTCGCCCGACTTCGCTATCGGCATCTGAATACGCCGAACTGCTGGCCTACCGGCAGGACTTGCGGGACCTGCCGGAGAGCACAGAAATACCGGTCAGGCTATCTGGCCGGAGCGATCCTGACGAGAAGTAGAGCGCTTGAAAGGCTAAGCGGTATCTCTGTTCATTGACTCTTTGACGATCGGCGATTTGGGGGCGATTTGATGCTTTTTGAACCAGAACCCATGTAATAGCGCCAATTATTAGGCTTCCACCATTTTTGGCGTTCGAGACGCAGAATTTCACTTTGTTTGCTCTGGTCGAGCGCGTTAGCCTCAGCCTTAGCAATGACAGCGCTAGAGGCAATAAATGGGCACGAAGCGCGCAGCGGTTCTAAATCCAAGCTTATTGGTCGACTATCAAAATTGAAAACGGAAACAAGCTTGTCTACAGTGAGATCGTTGTCACCGAAGTCAAATTCGACGGGTTGGCGCTCTTTACCTACTGAAAGAAGATAATCCCAAAATTTATGTTCCTTGCCACGACCAGTGTCGGCCGTGAGCCATGCGTTGGGAATGCCGTATGCGTCTGACACGATCAATCCGTGAAGCGACGTCGTCAAAATGCGCTTGCAGGAAAGGAATGCATCTATCGTACCCTCAATGTCGTCAGTAAGTAAGTCGATTACAAGAACGCCATCCAACTTAAGATTTTCAATTCGTTTTCTTTCTGACCAGCGCAATACCACTCCAAGCTCGTACTGTTTTTCAATTGTCGGATGGTAGTAATCCGCCACCAGGAGGGCAGGGTCTCCATAGACGCGAGGAGCTTTGCCGCCAAACATTTCGAATCGCGCGCGGGTAAGCGGCCCGCGCACAGCCAAGGGCGTCCCAGCTCCCTTGACCCGCATCTTCCCTTCTGTGCCAAAGGATCCTATGCCCCACATTACAGAGGTCGGGCTGACGCGGGACAAGATGGAACCGATTGTCAGGTAGTGGGGCTCGTCTTTGTTGGCCCAGACAACAGGTTTCCCCGTCATTTTCTCGGCGAGCCATGGCCCGAGAAGGTCGCCAAAATTCTTTTCATTATCCCACCAACGCATCGGGATCTTGCCATCAACTTCAATCACTGAACGGTCCTTTTGATGCCTGCGAAAAACGTTATTCTCAAAAATGCGTAAAAAGACTCCTCGAACTGAGTGCGGGTGGTACCCCTTATTCGAAAAGTTCGTTCACTGGGCGCCCATTTGTTAGACGCTAAGTCTGCGCAACATCAAAGCGCGGGCCGCTCCTCGCATATTGCGGCTTTGTACTCGTGGCAACATAATTACAATTACGAGTAGCTCGGGTGAGAACTCATGGGGTCCGAAATAGAGAAAAATTGCGAGAAGCAATAGATATAACGCAAAGGAGAGGTAGAAAAATCCTTCTATATGAAGAACCCTGTGCGATAGGCTTCTGTGAAGCGGCAGTACCTTAACTAATGAAAGTCCTACCCAGAATAGTAGCTCCGATATAATAAATGATAGGAGGACATATTCTCCACACAGATATAAAGTTAGGTAGATGAATGGTGCCGCAATGGCATATGACGAAAATCGCCGATGCCGGTATATGAAAGATGTAAAATGATCGGGAGGAATTCCAAAATCATCGGCAATTTTATTTAAGCCTGCGGCGCGGAGCCGCTTGGGGAGGCGTCGGCGCAGAAAAAAAATCGCCGCTCCCGTTAATGGCGGGAGTGTTAGGTAGACAGCGATGCCGATGAATATGGGCATGGCCAAATGCAGGAATGAATCTGAAGCCTTGGCTGTCTGGATATTTGCAACGTACAAACGAAAGGCTGAGAAGAGAACCAGAAGCGTAACCGCTCTCCTTAAGAAGGGAGCGAGCGTTTCCAGAAATAATAGTGCGATTGGAATTTGACCAGCAAGTCGATAATATTTTATCGTTGCTCGAGTGTAGGCCCTGAACGTCCTAATATTATTCCGAATGCTATTCAACATTGATAGCCGAGCTGTCTAAATTTCAGGCGTTTGACAGGCATTTGAGTAGTGCGCTTTCGAACCGCTGTAGTGCGCCGCCTTCTCCCATCGAATGCAATCTCGTCTCTCGTCTTTCGTCCAGCAGCGGGTCGCCGCTTTCGATCTCCTCGAGGATATCGATAATTGATCCGGCTGGTTGTAATACGTACGCAGCCTTCGATGAAGGGTATGCTCGAGACAGCTCTTCAAGGCATAAATCTTTGCCGAGAATGTTGCAAAGTACTATAGGTTTTCCTGTTACAAGATATTCATTAAGTACTGCTGAAACATCGCATATGATGATATCACTCCAGTTCATCAGGTCGTGAATTGAACTAGAGGCATCGTAGAAATCGACAGCGGGCATATTGCGCATTTTTGCGAGAGCTGCAGCTGCACTGGGTTGAGAAGTGCCGGTTAACGGGTGGGGCTTAATCCTGATTTCGTATTGTTTCGAATCTGCCAGTTGCTGGAGCAAGCTCAGGCCAACCGAATTGACGGAGCTATAGCTAGTAGCAGATATCCCGCCTTCCCAGGTCGGCGCATACAAAATTCTTTTAATTTTATTCGTTTGGTGCCGATACTCCAAAGCAAGCTCAGCTTGAGGGCGGCCAACATGAACGACTTGTTGAGGCCGTAGCGGCAGTTCTGCTTCACTGAGGCGTTCTTCGGCCAGCCGCCCTCCCACGAAGAGATGGTCATACGCCATAAGCATCTTGCTTTGATTGACACTCTTATCTGACTCCCCGTGGTTAATGAAAATGTGGGTCAGTCCTGAATGTCGTAGGGAATTAACGTTTTTCTCTCGATTGTTTGGATATAGGACAATCCGTGGGCCCTGCGAATATGCCCATTCCAGATCGCGGCTGGTCCGAATAAAGAAGACGGGAATTTCGGTAGCCGACATCTGTCTAAAGACAGGCGCATTCCTGAGAACGATTGCACATTTAAGTTCTAAGCGCTCTAGAACTGGAATCCATTGATTGACCTGATAAAAGGTATCTTCAGGTCCGCTTAGATATAAGATGAGTTGAGGCGAAAGGGCCGTAAACGCCTCTTTTGCCTCCCTCCTAAGCCGCCGAAAAAACAGTATGTCGAATATTGCGTCTAGAGCGAATGGAGCAAGGTATAATCCCAGTGGAATCACTGTTGCCGCTAAAGTTATCCATGATAGTGAAGAAATTAGTGGAATTGTAGTAAAAATAGCTATTAAAGAAAAAGGAATGTTTTGTTTAGGAATTTTCGATGCTTTGCCACGCATGATTCTAAATGAAGCTATTTTTTCCCGAAATTCCTGTGCTGGGCCTGTGATTATGATTGCAACAATTGCAATGAACGTTCCTATTGCGACGTATACCGCATTATGAGGAAAAATTATTGTTCCAAGTAGTCCCGTGCACGTCGTGGCTAATACCAGAATGGGAAAGTAATGACCCAAATGGTGTCGGTGAATTTTGGAAAACACCTAACTAATCTCCAGATTGGCACGGCTCTGCATTGAGGCCGATAAGCGAGAAATGTTGATGGGTCGCTCAGGACAAGCTTCGCGACGGCTGATTAGGCGTCTAATCTGTCCTTTTCTTGCAGTCAACACAGCCATGAAGTTGCTCTCGATGCCACCCGCGGTCGTGATAGATTTATGACAAACGTGCAGCTTTCGGCAAGCGCAGCGATGGTGGGCTTGGGATTGATGTTGGGTACGTCACTGCCCAGCTATCTGCAAGTTTCAAGGGTCGCTTGAGGCCGGAGCTATTACCTTTGCAGCGAGCAGCGCTGACGAAGTGATTGCTCGCTCGGTAGCGGAACTTAGGGCTACTGGGTAATAAACGGCTTCGGTTGTTTCTAGTCGATGCTGATTAAAGCACTAATTTGATCGACTTGCGTCCAGCATGTTGCCCGCATGACAATTTTATGACATAGAAAAGCCTTGGTTTGGCTTCCGGGGGTAGGGGTATCTTGGGCAAGACGGTCATCACATTTGGCACATTCGACGTGTTTCATATCGGGCATTTACGCATTCTTGAGCGGGCAGCAGCGTTGGGCGACAGGCTCGTGGTCGGTGTTTCCAGTGATCGTCTGAACTTCAAAAAAAAAGGGCGCTACCCAGTCTTCAAGGAGGCCGACCGGATGGCCATCGTGGCTGGCCTAGCCTGTGTCGATGAGGTGTTCACCGAGGAAAGCCTTGAGTGGAAGGGCGAATACATCACCACGCATAAAGCCGATATTCTTGTGATGGGCGACGATTGGGTCGGTCGGTTCGATGAATTCAAGCGGTTGTGCGATGTGGTGTATCTGCCGCGCACCGACAACATCTCGACCACGGAAATCCTCGCCTCGGTGAGAGCGGCGAACCTCTAATGCGGCGGCTGCTCGGTCAGGCCTTTATTGCCCTTGGGGGGCCACAACCGCGCATCGTTCGCATGGTATTCGGGGCCGGGGCCTGGTTCGTTTGTCTGGTCCTCACCCTCGATCCTGTTTTTGCCCGTCTCGCTGCACAGCATTTTTTCGGCAATCGCTTCAAGATCGGGCTGCGCTTTCTGGCCTGGTCGGTTCAATACGGCTGGCTCAAAAAGCAGGTGGCCCACGATCCGCTGTTCATTTGCACCCTGTTTTTGGATGTCGATGAAATCGGGAACCTCGCCGCCCGGGTGGAAAAACGGCGCGAAAGGGTGCCGCTGTGGATCTCGGCGTCAGACCTCATCTGCATCTATGCCAACCTGGCCCAGGCGGCGCTGCTGGCCGGCGATCGAAACCGCTATCGCCATTGGCATGCGCTCCATGCCCGGGAGGCCGGGGACGCGCTGCCGGCGGTCGAGCACATACGGATCAATCAGAAGCGCCTCGCCGATGAAATCGGGCAGCAGGCGCGCTTCGTTACCGCTGAAGATGCCGACGCTGCACTCAAGGATTTTGATGCCGCCTGCCAGGAGCAGGGTGTGGAGTGGTTCGTTGTCTCCGGCACGCTGCTCGGTATTGTGCGCGAAGGCGGTTGGCTGGCCCATGATTACGACATCGATGTTGGCATCATGATGGATGACTTTCCCGGCCAGGTCTTGATCGAGACCCTGGTCGCCGGGGGCGTGTTCACGCTGGAAAAGTTTGACCGGCAGGTGCGGTTTTTCGGTCCGAATGGGGATGTCGGCATCGAGGAGGTGCCGGCATGCATTAAGCTCACCCACCGGAACGGGGTGCCGTTCGATGTGTTCATCCACCACAGGGAAGGCGAGACCTGCTGGCATGGATCGGCGATCAACCGGTGGAATAACAGTGCGTTCGATCTCAAGTCCTATGACTTTCGCGGGCACACGGTGCTGGGGCCCGAGGATTTCGACCGGTATCTGACGGAGAACTACGGCGGCTGGCGTGTGCCGGTGACCGACTTTCACAGCACCGACGGCTCGGGCACCCCAAATCTTGTCCTGGTGCGCAACCTCTTTATCATAGGCCTGTGTATCAAGCGTATGGTCAGTGTTGATGAGGCGACGCGGCTGCGGCTGTTTGCGATGCTCAAAGGCATGGGCGCTGCCACTGATACCGACGGCTGGGGCTATAATCAGGATTTTTGCGCTGTAAGTGCTCAGAATGAAATGGGCGAAAGCCGAGCCATGGCGCACAGCCACGTCAAAAATATGCTGGCGTAATACTTCATCGAGGCCTTGGAGCTTCAGACTTGCCCAAGCACGCTCAACCTAAAGCGGCTACAACAATGGTGGATGCGGTCTTGAACGTCGAGATCCAGAACCAGCCCAGATACACCGTAGCGCCAGCAACCAGAATAACAGCCAAAGCATTGCGAAAGAGCGTATTGATTTGTAGAGGCACGCTGCTTCATCCCCCAAATGTGACAGAGTCGACACATTAAGGCCCAATTCGGTTAAGTCAAACTGAACGGGCGGAGGGCACGTAAGCATCCGGGCGCGATGGCCCAGAGGTTGCCTCAAACTCCAGAGCGTCTCCAGCCCGCCGCCTGCGCGTCCGCTTCCGAACAGAACCAGCGCTCGCCAAACTCGGGCCGGATGATCGTGTCGCCATAATAGCGCTGCCCGGGGACGTGATAGATGCGCTCGCCAGAGCCGATGCTGATATTGCCCTTGATGGTGCATTCGTCGGACAGCATGGCGAAAACCTGGTCGGCAAACGGCGCATCGCCGCTAAAGCCATAAACCCCGGCAAAGCCGACGGCACCCGCCGCCAGCACAATCCCGATATTGGACATCAACCGCTTCACAGAACGCATGGCGCACCTCCTACGGTGGGAGCGTAGCGGCACGCCGTCGCCACGCCGTATGCGCGGCAGCGCAAGTTTTCATAAAATCCAACAGTGACAGGAGGCCGTCATGGCACTCGACTATGCCCACTGGCAGGACGTTCCAGCCAGCGTCTGGCGCTGGCCCAATTTCAGCGCCCAGGAAATCGCCTGCAAGGGCACCGGACGGGTGAAGATCGATGCGGCAAGCCTCGACAAGCTCCAGGCGCTGCGCTCGCGGCTGGGCAAGCCGCTGATCATCACCAGCGCCTATCGCTCGCCCCAGCACAATGCCGCCGTGGGCGGGGCCAAGACCAGCCAGCACCTCTATGGCAAGGCGTTCGACGTGGTGATGGCAAACCACGACCCGGTGGCGTTCGAAGCCGCAGCAAGGGCGGTCGGGTTCACCGGGTTCGGTCATTACCCGGCGTCAAACTTCATGCACATCGACACCCGCGCCACCCCGGCCCGTTGGAAGGGCGCCGGGCGCAACAATGCCTGGTTCGCGGCAGACCCGGCCACGCCGGGCTTTACCCCGCCCGCGCGTCCCGACGGCCTGGTGGAGACGGTCAAGGAGCTGGGGCCGGTGGTGACCCCGGTGATTGTCGGCGGCAGCGCCGTGGCCCAGGGCGATGGTCCGGTGCAATGGGCGATCGGGCTGATTGCCGTCATCGGGTTCATGGCCGCCATTGTCTGGTTCATCCGCCGCAAGCGGGGAGGGGAGAATGCTTAGCGTTCTGGGCTGGATGTTCCAGCACTGGTGGCTGGTGCTCGCCCTTGGGGCGGTACTGGGCGCGTACATCGTCGGCGGCTGGCGCTTGGCGCTGGCCGTCGCCACGCTGGGAGCAGGGGTAGGGCTATATCGCAAGCGGCAGGAGGCTGAGCGGGCCAAGCAGCGCCAGCGGGCCGACCGCGCCCGGCAGGACCGGGAGCGCGTCGAGCAGAGCGTCGGCGCGATGGGCATCGAGGACGTTGAGCGGGAGCTGGGAAAATGGAACCGAGATTGATCGTGGCCGCGCTGGCCATCCTGCTGCTGACGGCCTGCACCACGGCGGGCAGCTTCTGTGAGGTGTCGGCCCCGATCCGGCCCTCAACTGAAGATCACCTGACCGAAGGCACGGCGCGGCAACTCCTCGTGCACAACCAGTTCGGCGCGACCACCTGCGGATGGAGACCCTGA